CTGCCGAATATGTAGACCTATTACTGAGCAACTTTGACGATAAGAATTACTGCCAAACGGTAATCAATCAGCACGCAGTAGAGGCGGCTATCGGACAATATTTTGCCGACATTGTTGCTCCCACATTCTTCGATATGCAAAAGGTGCTACGGAAGAAAACTAAGATGAGCAAAAACAACGCTGAAACATGCGCCAGAATACACGTAGGGCGATTCGTTCGCAACGTTGTTGAGGAGTTAAATAAAAGAAATGACGAAGAATGAATCAAGACCATCTATCCAGTGTGACAAATGTCATAAGTGGATAGCATACAGCAAACACTCTGGCTATAAGCATTTCTGCACTAAGCATGCGAGAGACATTTGTGAGCTTGAAGAAGTGCGCAGGCACGCTATAAGCCTTATCCGAGACGATAGCATGCGAAACTACGAAATGACGCGCCTCATTAGGGACATGTCTTTTGTGGATGTGAGATATGACCCAGAATCTAGTAAATCATTAAGAAAGGACATTGCTGAAAGGTTTAAGGAAGTAGAAAGATTAAGTTAATGAAGGTGCTATATCTTGTAAGAAAACTCAGTAATAAAGAGCGTAAGGTCGAACCTTACAAAGATGATGCTGGTCGGGTTGTAGCTTTTGCTGACATATAAGACACGAGAAAGGCTGCTAAGAGTATGAAACCAACCTGTCCGCCGCAATCATGGTGTGAGATCGTACTAATACGATTTGACGAGATTCAGTATATGAATTTGCCAGGTGGTTATGTAATTTATGAAAAAGGAGGAAGGTAATGACACTAGATGACATTCTATTCGCGCAATATCAACTCGGCCGAGAACATGAAGCCATGATTCAACGTGGCGAGAAGCGCAAAGTTGGCGGTGAAATCACTGAAGCGAAGGAGCAGATTCAGAAACTACTACAGAAAGAATACAAACGTGGTATTAACGCTGCGTCAGACATGTTTACTGAGCTTGATAAAAGGATAGCAGAAAATAGGCCACCAGACATAATCGATCTGATGCAGTCTACTCAAAGATTATTCGGAGGTGCTGCTCCAAATTTTACTTACACGGGTAGAAACAATGTCCTATATAAAATTGAAGAAGTATATAAGGTTGGAGATACTGTAAAATGTGTAGGTAAAGAAGATGGAAAAGGTGAGATTGTAGTAGAGGAGAAGCATGAAAATCTATAACGTAGAGCGCAAGGAAGCATATGACCCAGACACGGAACCTAGCAAGATAGATGACGATGACTTGCAATATCTAGACGAAAAAGACTACGAGTATATTATCTGTAGCTATGCTCAGGATATGTGGTCAGGTGAAGGCGCGGCAGTACTCAAAGACAGAAATGGTAAGTTTATGTTTATAGAATTAGGTCATTGTAGCTGCTATGGTCCGCTAGAAGAGCGTAATCCGAAATGCATCTATTCACTAGAAGAAATAATTAAGTTGTTAGATAAGCATTGCAAGGATACTTATGGTGGATATGCCAAAGCTGTCGCTGAAAAACTTAAGGAGTTAGAGAAGAAAAGGAAAGGTATTCAAAATGGAAGATAACAACGATGCGGATATAGCTGTCATACTGCTTTTTGTCGTGGCAGTCACCTGCATAGGACTTGTAATATCCAGACAGGAGGAAAACAAGAAAGCGCTAGAAGTAAAAAGAGAAACTGAGACTCAAGTCTGCCAGAGAGTTTTCGGTAAAGATTATGTATATCAAATACCAAAAACTATACACGAAACACCCTATTGTCTAGGAAATGACGGTGTGCGTAAATATCTGAAGAGAGATGAGAATGGAAACATTAATCAATAAATAATTTTGTTAAGTGAGAAAACGTATGAAGAATAGTAAGCGAAAACGCATTGAGAGTCTAGTAAGATCAATTGATCATGCAGAAGGAAGAATATCGTACTGGGAGAGATTTAATCGATATGGTGGCTACGATATTCTTATAAGACTCAACATAAGCAACAGAGAGCCTGAAGTGGTTGAACATGAAGATGATATCGTAAAGCAAATTATCAATAATTACAAGCGAGACCTTGAGAGATGGAATAAAGAGCTAGATGAGTTGCTTGCTCCAAAGACTACAGGAAACGAACAATATGTGCCGCGCAACGACAAGGTATATTATTGGTGGAAAAAGAATAAATAAGTATATGGGGTGCACAAATAAAAGATATGAGTAAAATACTATAGTAGGCTTTCGGCCGTCAGGCAGATTGCATTTAGGGCATTATGTCAGCGTGATAAAGCCAGCAATAGAATACAAGGCATACATCCTGATAGCTAAACATCACGCGCCACTGTCAGAATCTGAATATGAGGAGCAAGCGTAAGGACGAATAGTCGATGAACAAAAATAACCCTTCTGAATCAGAAGGGTTATCCCAACCAGGCGACGTATTTACAATACGCTTAATCAATTTGATCGCTTATGGCTGTGTAACAGTACTTACGTCTGTACCACTATACTACCATGCTAAGCATAATGGCGCAAGCATTATGGCAATAAAATATCATTATGATATGGAATATTAGTATAGAGCTTCGGACGATTGAAGTTCCTGCCATACCATAAGCGATTAGCTAGAATGTCACTTGCCTGAACCAGATAATCTAGGGATGAATCGCAAAACTTTATGTCAATTTTGAAGTCGGCAAACAATATCGGAGGGTAAAACATACCGTAATCAAAATTACGAATTCCGTGTATTAGCTCCTCTCGAATACTATCTGAGAGTTTATAATATCCGTTGGTTGATGTATGCTGCTGGTCAATGTAGACTCGCAGAGAAACTGGCTTGTCTGCATCAATTTTACCAGACGCAATTAGTGTCTCTAGTTTAGACTTTATCATTCTCTTTAAGACATAATCCTTGTAGCGATGAATTGATAGCTTGTTTGCCATAATAGATTCATTGACGTCAGGCAGCTTCACTGTAGCACTAAGGCTATTGAATGACTTGACGCAATTATACAGACTTCTCTTGTATTTAATCTCTAAGCCAGCCGCTTTTAACTCCGATCCCATCGACATACCGAGACTGGATTTTATCTCTTGAGACATCGTTTTGAACCTCTCTCTTGCTGTGATACGCTCGTGGTTATCCAAGAACAGATATCCAGCGTATATAAAATAATCATGCCCAGAATTAAGAGAGAAAACGCCAGAATCGTCTAGGTATATTGAAACCTCTTGGTATTGTTTTTCGTTCATCTTGAGATTATTATAACATTTTTATCAATATGATATAATTTAATTAACTCACAAGACGCGGGCGACTAGCGAGGATGTTGGTTATGTCCAAAACTACAGCCAAAAGCAAGCCTGAGTCTTCTAAAAAGCCGCCTACAAAAACACCTAAAAAGAACGGGCGTCCTACAAAATACTCTGATAAGCTAGCAGATAGAATATGTCAGAAAATAGCAGAAGGCTATTCAGTACGATCTATATGCAAAGAAAAAGATATGGTCTCTATGCAGACACTTTTTCGATGGTTACGAGAAAATGATAAGTTTCGTGAGCAATACGCGCATGCATGTGAAGAGCGATCATATGCGCAGGCTGAAGAGATTATTGATATTGCAGATAACGCCACCAATGACTACATGGAAAAACTTGAGGGTGACGGGTATATATTCAATAGCGAGAATGTTCAGAGGTCGCGTTTAAGAATTGACACACGCAAGTGGCTGATGTCTAAGATGAATCCAAAAGTTTACGGCGACAAGCTGGATATGACTACAAACGGTAATGATATAGGAGTAGCTCTAAGTGCAAGACAAGCAGAGCAACTACTTAAAGCCAGAGCAGACCGTCGGGATTCTTAGAGAAATTGCAGATAACGGTTCTTTTGCCGAGTACTGCATTGCTATAGACCCAAAGTACCAACTGGAGTGGTTCCACGCTGAGATTGCTAAAGAGTTGGAGCAAGGATATCGCCGATTGTTAGCTGGCGAAGATGTCCGATTGATGATTTTTATGCCGCCGCGCCACGGCAAAAGTGATACAGCCACGCAGAAATTCCCGTCGTGGGTGCTAGGAAAAAGCCCGAATATTCCAATCGTAGTCTCATCTTACTCTGCAGAGCTTGCATCAGATTTTGGACAAAAAACCAGGGATATAATGCAATCCGCTACTTACACTAAGATGTTTTCTACACGCTTACGAGCCGACGCTAGAGCAAAAGGTCGCTGGATTACAAAACAGGGCGGCGGCTACACCGCCGTCGGTGTTGGTGGAGCGCTAACTGGTCGTGGATTCAAAATTGGTATTATCGATGACCCATTCAAGAACCGTGAAGAAGCAGATAGCCCTGTGATCCGCGAAGCCCGCGACGGCTGGTATAAGTCAACCTTCTCAACACGTGAGGAAGGTAATTCAATGATCGTATTTATTCTTACGCGCTGGCACGACGATGACCTAGCTGGTCGTGTTCTCAAAGCCTCACGAGAAGCTAAGGCTAGAGGCGAAGCATACGACGATTGGAAGATAATCGAATATAAAGCTATCGCTACTGAAGACGACGAACACCGCAAAACTGGTGAGGCTCTATGGCCAGAGAAGTTCTCAATTGAGAAGCTACTGAAAAAACGCGCAGAAATGGGCAGTTATGAATTCTCAGCGCTCTATCAGCAAAACCCAATCGATGAAGAGAATCGCAAATTCAAGCAAGCGTGGTACAAATACCGCGAATTCAGCAACGTCTTACAGCTTGACACTTACAACGTTATGACGATTGACCCGCGAGGTAAAGACGACGTAAAGCAAGGCACTGACTACATTGGTGTAACCCTTAATTTTATCGACCGCGAAGGTAAATGGAATGTAATATGCTATCGCACAAAACTATCCGCGACTGACCTAGTAGACCTCATGTTTACAAACTGGAAGAGGTACAATCTACACAAGATCGGAATTGAAGACAACCAATTTACTCAAGCCTTGAAGTCCGTTTGGGATGAGGAGATGATGCGCAGAGGCGTCTATATGGATGTTGAATTATTGAAGCATGGCGGACACAGTAAAGCATTGAGGATTGAAGCACTAGTGCCGAGATATGAACGCGGAGGAATTTATCATATAAGACATGGCGACGCTAACTTATGTAAAGACTTAGAGCTTGAACTGAGTATGTTTCCTAAAGCAACCAATGACGACGCGAGCGACTCTCTAGCATATCAGGTACAGCTAGCTCAGCGACCAGAAGATGACGTAGGTTCAGCCTCGTACAATCAGTCATTAGCAGATAGCGACTTAACAGCAATGTGGAATTAATTAGGGGGAATATGAAAAAATTTGTGCCAGAATTTGGAAAAGTCAAAGAGCAACAGCAGTTAGACGACAAGACTTCTGTAGTGGTTGAAAACAGTTATCAAAATCACACTGTTATAGCAACTAAACTACACTATGAAGAACGTTTTCGAGTTGCATCTATGGCAGAAGCACGCGATAAGGTTGATGAGCTAACACTAAGAATTGAAAACGACGATAGTCTTATCAATCCGTCAATCCGTTATGATGGACGCGCTAGGATATCATACAAAGGATCATTCGACGTCGTATTTGAATATACCAAAATTAAGCAGGTAAAATGATTATTTTCACAACTGATTAAAAATGTGATATAATACAAGCGTAAACCACTGAAACAAACCAGAGTTTACTGAAACAACAGTAATCTTTGGAGTAATCAGTGGCTTTCTCTTTTTTAACAGAAGAAAACATTTTCGATCTATGTAGCACCTCAAAAGACTATACGGAAAAACTAACGCAGGCTTTTGAGGAGTATTCCCGTCTTGCCAGAAATAAGCCACACGCTAAAATACCTAAAGCGTTTCCTAAAACTACAGACGGTACAGCAGCTTCAATTATCATTAAGTCTGCACGTCGTGCCGTACAGCAATTGCCGGCTGGTGTAGTCTCTACTTCTGACGAATATAGTCCATGGCCAATAATTGCTGAATTTGCTTACTTAAAAGAAATCCTACCTAACGCCAACGCTGAATATGACCTGATCCATAAAATGTGGATAACTATTGAAAATGGTGAGTCATTTGGGTCTCAGTGTGTCTTTACGCCAGTAGCTTACAACGATGGCAAGCTGCTTCCAGACTATTTAATCGTCTCATGGCGTGATGTATTTATTCAACCTGGCAAAAGATCTGCTAGCGATAGCGACTATTTATTTGTACGCACGTGGTGGCAAAAGACTGACGTAGAAAAGCTTATCGATGCCGAAGAAGAACGACGCCGCATTGCCAAAAAAGAGGGCGCACTATACGAACCAACTTGGGATTTGAAGGCACTAGAAGAAATAAAAGAAGCTATTGTTACTAAAGACTCTAAAGACCAGAGCGAAGCAGAGCAACAGTATTCACTTGATCCATCAGGTATTGAAATTATAACTGGTTTTCAAATTGGTCATAATGCAACCTTCTTTACCTTCAATCCAGCCACTAAAAAGATTGTACGACGTAAGAAAAATAAAGACCCAAGGGCTAAGATACCCTTAAACTGGTATTTTTATGACGCCGATGGAGTCAATCCTCTGGGTCGTAGCGTCTTAGAGCTAATTGGTCCTCTACAGAACCTGATCGATAGCGATATGCAGGCTTATCAATACAACCGCGCCGCCGCGTTGCGTCCAACTATTAACGTATACGGCGACGTAAACGAGCGAACCCTTGAATTCAAGCCAAACGGTCTTAACAAAATTAAGAACCCGAATGTACGTATTGAAGCGATGTCCGTAGACACTTCAGCAATCCGCGACTATCCGAATCTATACGGCCTGCAGAAGTCTCAAATGCTCAACCTGGTCAATAGTCCAGACACTTCAATTAGCGCAGAGGTTGGCAATCCAGGATTTGGTAAAACGCCACAAGCACTCAAGACTCAACAAGCTCAATTGTCTATTGACGACAATGCATTACGTAAAGGATTTGAAGCATTCTTTGAAGAGTGGAGTGAAACGGCTATTAACTTGTATTTTGCAGAGCGTGAAGGTATAGAAATAATCCAGCTAGACACAGACACTGCACAGAGATTGCGAGACCTAGAATCAAAAGGTCATGTACTAGATGGTGTAGTGCTAGATGATGATAATAAAGCAACTGTAGACTTCTCAAAAGCTAAGGGAGTACTGAAGTTTAAGATTGACGCGTCAACAACGAAAGTAAACAGCGAAGCGGCACAGCTAGATTCTCTGAAGACATTGATTCAGACGCTAGACTCTAGCCAATCACTGAACCAAGTAGTGCCAGTAGATAAGAAATTAGCCGCATGGAACGCTATTGTTGCTAACTCTGGCATTGATGGATTAGACGAGCTAAAGGTTACAGAAGAAGAAATGAAAGAAATGCAGGAGGCGCAAACTCAAGCCGCGGTCCCTGCTACCGATGAAACAGCTACAGCCGAGACGGAGCAGCCAGCAGAAGACGAGGCTCAGGTCGCTGAAGTACCAGTAGAGCCACAAGAAGATATAGAGCCAAGTATTGTAGATGAATTACGACAGATAGGCACGCCAGAAGACCTAATTGCTGAAGTACCAAGCATGATTCAAAAAGGATTTACAGAAGAGGAAATAATCGCATCGATTATGGGAGTTATCCAAAAGGAGGGTGAATAATGGACGAAAATCTATATCCGCGCAGTACAGAATATTACCAGCCAAATGAGGAAGAAGACCAGAGGATAGAGGAGGCTAAGCAAGCCGAGATCAATGCTATTAAGCAAGATATGAATAAGTTGCAAAAGGTGCTTGACCGCTGGGATGAGCGCATTGCCTTCTACAAGTCTACTGACGCTATACCAGAAGAAGTAATTACAGATAAAGAGAAACTAGCTATTTATATATCGGCAAACAAACGTGTTGTAGAGATTTTAAGGGAGGAAAGGAGCTTCTTAGTAAGTGTAATTGACCAAGCGGCGTAGTAAGGTACTCTGCTTTGGTTAGCTATCCTCGCTATTGGCTAACCAAAGGAGCGCATCTCACGCAACCCAGGTTCGTCACCTGTAATCGACGCTTAAACAATCTAATGAGAAGGAGGGGTACTGTGCCATCAGACGCAGAAAACCAAGAAGTCGTTAATACAGAGGTAGAGCAAGAGTCTACCCACGCTGAGTCGGCGCCAGCTGAAACACAAAACTCTGAGGCTTCTTCAGAGCCAGAAACCAAAGCAGTTATCTCAGATAGCGGCGAGGTGGTACACGTCAAAGTCGATAAGTCTAAGGAAGAAAGCAAAGATGCTGATTCTGATGATGAGTCAGACGAAGACAGGAAGCCGAAACGGGGCAAAGAGGCGCGCCGTGAACAACTAGAACGCGACTTAGAGGAGGATAACCGAATCATTCGTGAATTAGTTGCTAAACGGAACGAAACTAGAGCTTATCGCCAGCAATTGGAGCTTGACGCACAGAACGAAAGCACATTTCAACCTGTACAGCCACAGCTGCAACAATTGCCAACAATAGCGCAGATTATGGAGATGGAGAACCCAGAGACTGGCGACTTCTTCACAGAATTTGAAGCTAAGGCGGTATTGCAGAACCTACAGTTGCAACAGCGACTAGATAATATGCAACAAGCTCAGGAGCAAGCGGCTTATAAAGCTCAAGTCGAAGCATCAAGAAGTGATTTGTCGTATAAGGCAGATATGGCACTCAGGGATTTCCCAGAGTTTGACCCAGAATCTGATCAATATGATGAACATCTTGATAACGCCGTAAACGGTTATCTGCAAAGTGTACTTGTTTACGACCAAAACGGCGATGTCATTGGCTCAAATACAGATATATATCAATTATATAAGTCATTCCACAAAGACGGTGAAACACCTAAGCAACGCGCTGTGATTAATGACGCTGGTGATTTCCGTGGAGGCGGTACTAGGATCGTTAAACCATTCGCCAAGCTTACTACAGAAGAGAAGGAAGAATATCTCCGTCGACAAGGACATGATATTTAAGAAAGGTTAATAACATGGCAACAAACACAACTGCAACGCTTTCTACCGAGATGATCCAATACCTGGAGGAAAAATTCTTGGAGCGAAGCGAAGCCCGCACAATTCACCTAGAAGGTGCTAAAAAGAAAACTCTAGGAAAAAACTCTGGTACAACAGTTACCTTTACAAAACGATCACCATTTGGCTTGGCTACAACGCCATTGACAGAAGGTGAAAACCCACAAGACGAAGCTATCCGAAGCAACAAAGTCGTTGCTACTCTACGTGGCTACGGTAAGTGGACTAAAATCTCAAGCATGCTGTACAACACTTCAATCGATCGCGAGATGAAAGAGACGATTGAAACTATGGGTCAAAATGCAGGTGAAACAATCGACGCATTGGTCCGTGACGTATTGCATCAGGGTGCTACAGTACAGTTTGCTAATAAGAAAACTGCATTGAACGGCATTACTGCTGACGATATCCTGACGGTAGCAGAAATCCGCAAGGCTGTACGTACATTGAAGAAAAACAACGCAATCCCATATGCAGACGGATTCTTCATTGGTAAGGTTGGTCCAGATACTGCATACAACATTACTGGTGATACAGCTTGGATTGACGCTCAGAAGTACACTGGCCGTGCAGAACTGTACAAGGGTGAACTAGGTCGCTTGCACAAAGTTCGCTTTATCGAAGCATCAAGCAACCAGAAGGATGAGGCAAGTACAACGACTGTCTACTCAAACTTCATTCACGGTCAAGAAGCATTCGGTGTTGTCGACTTGGCTGGTAGCGGCTTGAAGAAAATTATCATCAAGCAATCAGACAAGGGTGATACATCTAACCCACTCAACCAGTTTATGACCATTGGTTGGAAGGCTGAGGCATTTGCGTCGGCAATCCTTGATCCAAAGTGGATTATCAACGTTAAGACTGGTGCTAAAGACTAGTATTTAATAACAGTAAGGGGTGGTTAAACACCGCCCCTTACGACCAAAGAAGGGAAACGATAAAATGGCAGAGAAAAATACAACCGCGCTTACAGCCGAAGAGATTATCGCCAACGCTAAAAAAGAGGCTGAGAAGATTATCGCTAGCGCAAAAGAAACTGCAACTAGTGGTGAAATCGTAAGCCGTAGCGTATCTAAGGAAGATATCATCGAAGCATACAATAGCGGATTAAGTCACCTAGAGGTTGCTAAGAAATTTTATGGCAACACAAACGACGACAATATGCAGAAGGTTATTGCAGTTATTGAAGAGGCAGTACCGTCAGGGGATGACAAAGACCCAGAGGTTGAAGTTACTGATCCTTGGATTGGAGCTTAATAGATTATGGACTGGACGAGAGAGGGCGATCTAACTAGATTACATAAGGTGTTTAATGACCCTCTTAAGTCCCGTCACGAGCGCAGATTAGCCCACGACACATTCAACAAGATATTACGCCAGCTAAAAGACAAAAAACTCACCGAATTACGTCGTAGGCTAATCCGAGCCAACATTGCAGACGATGACGCCGCTGCAGAGAGAATAACTGAAGAGATACACGAATACTCACGGCGCGCAGGCTATAGATAGCGACTACAACATAAACAAATCAGACCATTTCGTTGATATCCACGAAATGGTCTTTTTGCTTGATATATGATACAATAACCTTACAATTAAGCACGAAGTGTGACTCTAAAAAACGAGAGCGCGTTGTCATCCAAAAAAGAAGGAAGCGTGCGTCGCAGCGTTGTATAAGTAGCAATCTGAGGTGATCGTTTGAGATAAATACGAAGCCGCCCAAGTCAGTATGGAGCGAAGAACTAGGCCCTCTTGGTGACCAGACAACAGACGATAGCTCTTATCCAATTTAATAGTATTTTTACAATTTGGAGATTTGGGGTTTGTGGTGTATGCTATAGGTACTTTAGTAAGTAAATGGGAGGCTTTACTAAAATGGTATCTAAGGACAAAATCATCAAAAGCACTATTGGTGCTGTTATTGGCGTAGCTGCAGTAGCAGGTATGGCTGGAGCTGCAAATAATAGTCAGCCACAGCAGACTATAGCGCCAGTAGTACAACCTGTAACATATTCAGACTGTAGAACGGAAGAAATACCGTTTGAAACACAGTACGAAGGTGAAACAGGTCAATATGGCTACACTGAAACTATAAAGCAACAAGGTGTAGCTGGTAGCAAAAAGATTTGTAAACCAAGCAAGCCAGGTTACGAAGATAAAGTGGAGGTTATAACTCAACCAGTAAATCACGTTATCGTACGTACACCTAAACCAGCACCACAACCAGTACAACAGCAACGCTATCGTGTAGGCGCTATCTGTCGAGATGGTTGGCAATCACACGCTACTGGAAGAGGGGCTTGCTCACACCACGGTGGAGTAAGTGAATGGCTGTATGAATAATTACCTGAAAGACGCATTGTCTATGATATTGATACTTGCGCTAATGGGAGGAATATATGCTCTTGGAGTATACGCATATAGGCATTACTTCATTAATCCTACCAACAATAACTCAAGTCACACCAGGAGCAATTCATCGTATGAAGATAAATCTGATGAAGATGACGTATATTACGAAAATTGTACTGAAGCCCGTGAAGACGGAGCTCAGTCAATCCGTGAGGGTGAACCTGGATATCGTGAAGAATTAGACAGAGACGGTGACGGTATAGCTTGTGAACCATGGCATGGTAGGTAGTTGACAAACTACCCCTGTTATGCTACAATGCAAGCGTGAAAAAAGCTATAGTCATTACCGCTATCTTAATCCAGCTGACAGGTGCTGTTGGAGCGGTGTGGCTTATTGCTAACCTGAATTCTCAGGAGCCTGTAGAAACAGCTCGGGCGCAAACAGAACCAGAGAAGGATAAGTATGACGTTGGTCCACCAGATGTACAGGAAATGTTAGAACTGGTAAATAAGGAGCGTGCTAAAGTCGGTGTAGCACCCTTAAAGCTAGATGAAAGATTAAATGCTAGTGCACAGGAAAAAGCGGATGATATGCAAAATCGTGATTACTACGGTCACGTGTCACCTGAAGGTGTGCACGGATATAGTCTTGCGGAAAACCGAACAAAAGGCTCTTGTGGACTTGTCGGTGAAAATATAATAAAAAATCTCTATGATGCCAATAGCAAAAATACGGTCAATGGATGGATGAATTCAAAGCCGCATCGCGAAGCAATACTTGATCCTAGGTATACAAGAACAGGTTTTGGTATATCAGAAAGTTCGATAGTTCAGCATTTCTGTGAAGAAAAGCAGTAGTTAGTATATAGCACAAACCCCAAATCTCCTTTCGATACAAAAGGAGATTTTTCTTATGGGATTATTTAACGCCTCTAGTAACATTATAAAACAGTATCAACAACTTCCTGACCTATTTCATCGTGGGCTTTCCTGGGAAGATATGTCGCAAATTACCGGTATGCCTGTGAGGAATATTAGGCAATATTCAGAGGCTAAATATCCAGGGTATGGCATAAAGCCGCAACAACAGAATAGCAACGATACACAACGAAATGCCCAGCACGACAGCAACTCAAATAACGGCCAAAACGTTGACCTGAGTTTTTTGGGTAGATTTGTTGGTTCTGGCGGCGGTGGCGGCGGAATGGGCGGTGGTAACCGTGCCAGTGCTGCTCAGTTGGCAGAATATGACCAAGGTATTGGACAGCTAGAGCATGGCTTAGGACGTATAGACAACCAATTAGGTGTACGCTTAGGCAATATCAACAACCAGTACAATACCAAGAAAAACGAATTAAAGAGTTCATGGAATAGGGCAGAAGGTCAATTTAACGACCAGACGCGCCAGAACCAGCAACAGCGACGTACTAACATCAATAACATCAATGACCGCTCAGCAGTTGGCTTACGAGGACTATTGCGTTCATTAGGAAGTATGGGCGCAGTAGGTTCAGACATGCAATTAGCAGGTCGTGCAGTTCAGAACCAAGCTAACCAGCAACGAACAGGCGCAGGACAGACTTACGCACAGAACCAAAAGCAAATCGACACCACATGGGGTCAGTTTAAGAATGATTACGCGGATGAAGACAAAAAGCTTAACGACTGGAAAGCAAACGAAGATAACGCCGCACGTCAGTCATCTCAAACTACACGTCAGAACCTATTAACTCAATTAGCTCAGATGAAGAGTCAGAAAGCCGCCGCACAAGGTGCTAACGGTGCTAACGCCGCACGTGCAGACCTTGGACGCGCAAACGCCCTATCAAGCGAAATTGACAACCTAGGACGTCAGCAGAGTACATACAGTGGCAATAAGGTCCAATACAACGCAAAAGACCTAGACAGCTACAAGGTAGAAGGTGATACAGCAGTTGGTGTTTCAGATCCACAAGCAGCAGGTAGTGACCCAACACTAAACATCTACAACACACGTCTAAAGCAAGAAGACGAGCGTAAACGACAGAATCAATACCTGTAAATAAATTAGGAGGGGATTAGAGATAATGGACTTTTTCCAGAGAGTAGGCAACTTTTTCAGCGGTAAGGGTTGGGTAAGCGATGACGAGCGTCGACGTAAAGAGCAACAAGTTCAAGCGCCAGTTCAACCACGCCCTCAGCCATTACAGCAGGTACAACAACCTAACATTAACAGACTAAATGGTCTATCTGGTGTAAATACACCTGGGTTAGGTGGTGGTACTAATATATTCAGCCAAGCTCAGCAAAAAGTAAATCCTAATCCCCTTCAACAGGCTAATCAAGCAACGCAACAGCTAAACCAAAATAACCAGCCAAAGCCATTAATCCCAGAAAAGACTGTCAATGACGCCCCTAAGGTGCTAACTCCTCAAGGGCAACAGGACTGGGTAAACAAAGAAAACAAGCAGATCCAAATCCAGAATGTCATAAACAATCCTACTCAGGTACTTAAAACTCAGGTCCAGCAGCAACAACCTAAGCCAGCACCAGTAGCTATTCAACAGCCTCAACAACAGAATAGACCACAAATAGCCCCAAGTTTTCCTAATCCTGTAAGAAATCCTTTATTTACCCAAAATCAGGACAGTTTAACCCGCGCCCTAGATATAGCAAAACAAGAGAGTGACAAATATAAAGCCGAGCAGACAGCACGCAACGACAAGCTAGACAATATTATGCGAGCAAGGGGTGTTAGCGAGCCAGAAATCGCTAAGAACCGCCAAGTACGTATTGACGCAGAGAACAGAGCTTATTTATCAGAAGACAAAGCTAGACGCGATAGTAATATCGCACAGATGGCAGGATTAGCTACTTTACCAACACGTTCAGTGGTTAGCTTCACTAAAGGTGCTATTGACGGTGCTGGCCGTACAGTTGGTGATTCAGGCGATAAGATATCTCTAGCTGTCGCAGACGCCATGTATGGCATTACTGGTGATGAGTCGTATGACAGAATACGAAAATATATTGTAGAACAAGGTAAGCAACGTAACGCTCAATACGATCGAGACCTAGGCGTATTTAAGAAGAACGACACGGATGTTGCGACAGCTTACGAGGCGGGTCAAAGCGCCCAAAGACTAGCTCAAGATATAGGTACAGGTGTAGCCACTGGCGGTGCTATACCAGTAGCGCGTCAGTTTGTAGAAAATGCGGCGGACTTTATTACTAATGCAAACGCTAAGGGTAAGAGTACACGTGAGATGTTGCCATATGCGTATGGTAACGCGGCAGTTCAGGCGGGAATAGAGAAGCTTGGGCTGGACAAGGTTTTATCGCCTATTGGCAAAAAAGGTCTGACTAAGTTTATAACAGGCGCTATAGCAGAAGGCTCAGAAGAAGCCGCCCAACAATTTGCAGAGAATGCAATTGCTAAGCATACATACGACCCTAATCGTAAATATGAAGAGGGTGTGCTTAAAAGCGGTCTTATGGGTGCGGTCCTTGGTGGTCCAGCTGGAATGGCTAATTTTGGTGCTATGCGACAGACTGGCAACCAACCATCAAGTGCAATGACTGCACGAATGAATCAAAATGAAGCTACTGGAAAACTAGAAAAAGAGGCTATAGCTCAACGTCAAGCACGTCAATCCTCGGACGACACCTCACTCAAGCAAGCGGCAGAAGTAAATGTAGCTAATAACCAAAACAACCAATTACACCCAATCCAGTCGGTGGATGTAGCCCCAGCAGTAGAGAATACTATACCTAACGCTAGCCCAGCACTAAAACAAGCCGTTACCCAGAATATGTCAGATATTCAGCACGGTGATGTAAATGCTGTTGCCACACGTCAACAAACAACAGGAATACTAGAAAACTATCTGATAGAACAAGCTACAAAAGACGTACAGAACTTAGCTAGTTCAGAAATGAAATACAAGCTCAATCCAGAGCATGAAGCCCAGGTCAGAGCATACAACGAGCATATAACACGTTTACGACAACGTGAAGAATACTTGCGTGGTCAAGGAATGAGTGAAAATGCTCCAGCCATGATTAACCTACGTAAAGCTCAAGAGCAAGCTATATACGCCAGAGACCATATCGGTGAGGTAGATGAAAACGGATTGAAATATAAATTGAGCCCAGAACAAGAAGCATTCTTTAAGGACAGCAAAGTACGAGATGAAGACGGAAACCTCATGAAAATGTATCATGGTTCACCAAACGGTCACATCACTGAATTCCGTCCTGGCACATATTTTACCAAAGATAAAAAATACGCCAATGGATACCAGAATCCAGAGGCTAGCTACATAAGTCTAAGCGGTTTCAAAGAAGTAAACGATCCAAAAACGTACGAAGTATATATTAACTCAAAGAATCCATTCACCTTAAACGACAGTAGAGCAAGAGACATATACCTAAATGAATTTGTAAAAGAGGGAAACTCTCTTTACCTAGACCCGTATTCAGACCATACAGATACTATAAAATCGATGAGGGAGATAGACTGGATGGAGGGTGAAGGATTTAGGGAGTGGTTGCAAGAAAACCATCCTGAATATGATTCTCTATACCTAGATGAAGGCGGTGATGGTGGATACGGAGAAAAAACCATTGATAAAGGTATATCACTGGTTATGACCAAGCCAGAACAGATCAAATACACCGATAACCTAAGTCCAACTGACAATCCAGATATGCGGTATAAGCTAGGTGCCAAAATGCAGGAGTTAGCTAGCCAAAACAAGCTACTAGCACGCCACCTACAACTGACAGGCGATGAAAACCTTGTCTTCAATGAGTGGCAGAATGAAATGCAGAAGAAAGCATTAGGCTACTACGATCCAAAGACTGACCAAATCAACCTAAATAAGCTTACAGAAGACACTCTAAACCACGAATTAGGACATAAATTACTTACCCGAGTAGAGAACAAACAAGACCTATTAAACTCTATCCGTGAGTCTTATGGAGATGAATATTTAATAAACAAATACGGCAGTCAATACGGAAATGACCTAAACCTACTAGCAGAAGAGCAGCTAGCCGACGGATTCAGTGATTACTACAACGGAAGACTAAATGGTGAAGATAAAGTACGTCTAGGTACTAGATTAGGTATTCCTCAAAAAGTCTTAGCGGTATATGACCGAATCACTGAAGCTATTATGGGACTCGTCGGTAAACAAGACGCCATTAAACAATTCTATGCCCAAATGGAAACAGGGAAATTCCGTGGTGTGCCACAAGCAAGCGCTAGGGCAACGAAACCACAGCCTGCTTACAGGATTGACCCGAACACAAATATAGTACATCTCGACGAAGGGTACTCAATACCACCAAATACAAGAACTGGTGATATTGGTCGCATCATCCGAGGCAGGATTCGGCAGTTTATTAACCAAGACTTCGACCTTGGAGAAAGTGGTATTCAAGCCCGAGTGACGAGCGACACCATCAACGAGGTGAGTAATAAACAACCGTCTATGCGACACTGGCAGTTTGTCAAAAAAGGTGAAATGTCAAACAATTTCAACGAACTACTCAATGCCATGCAGAACGTACGGGTTGAAGAAATGAACCCAGCAAAAGCCAACCAAAAAGGCAAGATTCGCCGCAATGCCGATTATTACATTAAGGGAGACGTGATCGTGGATGTGGGAGGAGACCTATACGAGGCGACAATCGTCAATGAGGTAGATAAATTAGGCAATGTGTTAGCTTATGATATTTCAGGCATAAGAAAATCGACTGGGCGCGGACTCGATAGTTCCGCTATTAGCGCAGATGCGCTTGACCAGCCGATTGACAACTCTAGTATACCAAACAATCCTCAAGATGTCAATACGGACAACCGCTATAAACACCCTCTTCAAGAAACTATTAATGAGATGGAAGCCAACCCTAAGCCTAGAATGACTAGGGAATTAAGAGAGGCTATAGACGAGTTTATATATGAGAATATAGATCCAAAACTATTCTTAGAGCATAGCACGGGGATTCATGGAAATGAGGGAGGGGATTGGAATATTCCACGTCTACATGTAGACGACTTACAACACCATCTAGGAAAGGAGTTAGCTAGAGATCTACCATCTAACTATAAACGCCGTACAGGTAGACGAGATATCGATACAAAAGCTATGGAAATGGGATATGAAGATGTTGACTCATTTATTGATGAAATTAAGCGAGTAGCTGAAGCACGACGCGCAGAAAGAGAGAGAAAGACCCTATTGGCAGAATGGCGCAGGGATCCAGATGTCATTGAAGAAGCTCAAAAGATGATTGCAGAGCGACATGCTGAAGAGGCTAAGGTAGAGGCTGAGAAGCAAAAGAAAATAGAAGAAGCTAAGGCAGAAAAAGAACGACGTGCTGAAGAGGCTAAGGCGGAAAAAGAGCGAATTGAAAAGCAGCAGGCACTAGGAGAAATACTAAATAGAGGATTAGATGAAGGTCCAAGGCATAAAATAGCAGATATAGTACATAATGCTAGTGTAGCTACTGGTATTGATGAAAAAGCCGTTGCAAAACAATTTGCTAAGCTGGCTGAACAGAAGGGCTATGATATCACTGGAGAAAGGGCGCTACTAAACACCAACGCCCGCGCTGGTAGTATGTTAGATGAAAATGGACGATTACGCCCAATAGACGAAATAGCACCAGAAGTAAAAGAAAAGATTAAACTACCTGGAGCGGAACACGCGGTCCCAGCACCTACAACTACTGCAAATACAGCTACCCACAATACACGCCAGATGATTTATAAGGATGAGAAGGGCGCATACCACTCATTCTATGAATACAGAAATATCTTTGGTAAATGGCAGCGAACAGGCGCTGAAGCACCAAGAGTAACTTCACCACTACAAAAGAAATTCATAGACGATATTAGATCAGACAAGGCGGTTAATGATGAAGCTAAGCGTGCATTTGATGACGGTCTAGCTATTCAGTACATATGGAGAGAAAACTCTAAGGGTGTAAATGCTGAACTAGTGAGTGCTTTTGATGGTTATATGCAAACTGGAGATAAAAAGGCATATCGTCCAAGCGATAAACTAGTTACATTCGATCCAGATAAGCACTATATAGAATCTGGTAGGGTTGTAGATGCAGAAACTGGTCAAATTCTAGGTAATTACATTGAGATGACACCTGACGGCAACGTAACTATATATGCAGGCAAAAAGAAGATGAACCTGAATATGCGCGATGTTGACTTCAGTAAAATCAAAGAAATGCGCTTTGGTGCAGGTCAAACATGGACTACTGAAGGAATAATAGACCGTATAACAGGCTCATTAAGGCGAAGCAATAGCCTTGACTACTTTAAGAAGGGCGGCAATAAAACCAAAGAGGCGTTACTGAATATTATGTCTGAAACACCTCGTCAAGCTAATGCCGCCGCAGTAAAAGAAGGCAACGCTATCGGTGAACAGATAAAAGATTATCGCAAAAACTTGCTAAAACAAGCCAAAAAACACGGTCCACTAAAGCGCCAAATGCTACAAGACGCCGTATATGTAATTGAACCATCACGTCCGAAACGTGGCGAAAAATCACCATCGTACGATGAACGCTTGAAAGTATTTGAAGAAGTTTATGGAAAGAGTGCCGCAGAAGCTCTGGATCAATACAACAGCTTCTTACGTGCTGTATACAAGAACTTACTAGCTCGCCAAAACGAAAAAAGGGTAGAGTTAGGCAAAGACCCAATTATGGAGCGTAAAGACTATATTACGCACCTAGGAGAAATGCAGTCTGGCAAGGGATCTATCGCGGCTATGTATGGCGGTGCTAAGAATCTTCTGTCTGGCGGAGATGTGGCTATTGAATCTCGTCAATCACTACCAGCTAAATTAGCAGGTCGTACAGGACTATTCAAGCCAAGTCAAAAGTTTAATCAATTTGCTATGCAACGTGTAGGTGACATAAAGCCAACAGATCCATTTACGCCACTAATGGAATACAGCAAGATAGCTCTACATAACATTCATATGACAGATGCTATTACAATGAACCGCTCGCTGGAAGTGGCAGTGCGCGCAGCTAGCGAAGCACGACAAGAATTTGCAGGTAAGGGTACTAGCGGTATACAAAAGCTAGCTGATAGAGTAGACGCCCTGTATAATTCGGCTGCTTCTGGCAATGTTAATGCTGAAGAGCTAACGCAAGTAAGAAATAAACTATACGGACTAGAGCGTGCAATTGGTCGAAAAATAGACGGTATACGAGAACTTAATCGTCTGGCTAGAAAAGCTGACAAGTTTGGTGTAGAGAAGCTAGACGCAAAAGATATAAATAGTCTAAAAGAAACCACCAACAATATGGCTGAAAGCCTAGATAAGATGCTTAATGACGTAAACTTTATGAAGCTGATGTCTGATAGTGCAAACGGACTGACTCAATTTGTCGGATTTGTCCAAGAACACGCAAACCGACTAGCTGGAAAGACAGACCCATTCCAACGAGTCGTAAATGATACAGAGCCAAGTAAAATGCGAAAATTCGCAGATGCAACTGGTAGGGCATTAATGAAGCAGGCGGCACTATCTAAGATTGTCGGCAATATGAATTCAGTGGTAGCTCAAACGGCATCACTACCTGCTCTATTCTCTACAACCAGCCCGAAAGCATTGATACAGGCATTCAAGCTAAAAAACCGTAAAGCTATATTACAGAAGTCTGATGCTCTAGCCCTAAGGTATGCAGACGATAACCTGACGGATGACACCAAGTTTGAAAAAACTATGAAAACTGCTGGTATTCCTATGGAAGTAGTTGAACGAGGTGTTATTGAATACACCTTCTTAGCTAAATATAATCAGGCAATCAATAATGGACTAAGCGACGCGGATGCAGTTAGATACGCAGAACGATTCATTAATGACACGGTAACCTTACGCGATCAGATAAGCACCCCACGAGCATATAATAGACTATGGTCCGCATCATTCTTACAGTTCACGCGAGAAGTAACACAACAGAACCGTTATGTATGGAACCAGATGACTAATAAACAAAGAGTGGCACTTGCTGTTAATACGGCAATTGCATATAGTGCGATAGAAGCGCTAACTGGAAATAAGCCAGGAGTTGATCCATTAGGTACACTGATTGAGATTGTAGGCGACTGGCTAAGTGGTGGTGATGATGACGATAAAGACAATTCAGTACAAGCTAAGCTAGAGCGTACAATCCAAAAAGTAGCTGGTCAAGCAGTTACAGCCTCACCTATAGCTACAGCTATGGTTAATGCTGCAACGACAAAAGACGATCGCAAGAAGCTATTCGGCAAAGAGAGCAACTTAGGACGTTACGACGGTACAATACCAGTTGTTGATTTACCTCGTAAATTGATTGACACTAAGGGTAAATTGGATGAGGCGGCTAAAGCGCGTGAAGATGGTGATGACGATAAGGCAGAGGCGAAAACTAAAGACGCTATGTATAACATCCTAGGTCAATTACCAGCAGGTAGCCAATTAAAGAAAACTATTCAGGGTATTGCGGCAGCTCACTCTGGCGAAGTAAAAGACGGCAATGGCGAGACAAAGGTTGAGTTTGAAAAAGACAATCCATTCAATTTGGTACAAGGTGCTCTATTTGGTAAAAATGCGCTAATACCAGTGCAAGTAGAAGAAGGAAAGAATTCGTGGGTCAATCTATTTAAGACTGGTGGTCTAGTTGCTAACGCGTCTAGCGGCCTGCAAATAAACATGCCAACCAACAATAATCCGCAACAAAAACAAGCAACGGATAATCAAATAGATCTACAAGGACTAAGCAAGAAAGAAGCCGCTTCAATTAAGAAGAAGTTAAAGAAGGGCGACTATACATTCCAAGACGGATTGCTAGTAAACAAAAATGGTAACGTAGAAAAAGGTGTATACAAAAAGCTTGCTCAATCTCAAGGACAAGGTGATGAAGCTTATCGCAACTGGATGAAGGCGTATGACATTGATAAAACGTCAACTATTAAAAAAGAGTTCACTTCATCTAATGCAACATTAAACAAGCTACAGAACGGTACAGAAAAGGTAGATAAAGCTAAAACTGCTGTCAATATGATGACTGGTAAATACAAAGACTTACCAGATTGGGTAAAAGAGCGCTACTACAAAGAATCTGGATATACAAGGGATCAAATTGAGTATGGTGCGATGACATCTCATAACGAAGTAAGTCTGATGGACAATTACTGGCGTCAAAAGGCTCAAGAATCATCACACGAGGATCTAATACAAGAACTAGCCAATGGTCGACGAAAGAGTATTACAGGACAAATGTTTGCTAAAAATGGTGTAATCAATAAGCTACGTGCTGAAGGTTACATAACTAAACAGGAAGCACGCGCCCTTAATGCTACTCAGTTTGACACTGACGGCAATAAGATAACCAAAGATACCTCAGGTGGCTCTGGACGCTCAGGTAGTGGAAGAGGTAGAGGACGAAGAGGCGGTAGGTCAAGCGGCGGTGGTAGCGCGTCTCCACTAGCTTCTGCAGTCACTAAGAGTATGGGTCTAACATCTTCTGCGCCAAAAGCTAACGAATCATCTGCAAAAAACACAAGTATAAACCAAATCGGACAAAACCTAATAAGCAAGACTAACACTCAAAAACAGATAACTAATACATTAAAAAAGTGGAATGGTGCAAGCACCAACAAAAACACGCGAATCCGCATTAAGAAAGCATAATAGTGATAATTATGATATAATATAAGCAGAAAACAGCGTGACCTAAAGAACACGGAGCGTCTGGCAATAATAAGCCGGCTCCGTGTTTTTAATTTAGGAAAAAACGCCATGAACACTACGCAACTTATATCGGCAGTCATGCTGAAAGCTACTGGTAAGGTGCGCAACCTACCAGAAACAGACAAGAAATACCAGAAAATACTAGGTATTGCTAACATGTATATCCCTGTATGGCAAAGTGAACCTAATGTTGATTGGCAGTCTTTATATGACCCTAATTACGATATCGGAACACTATCGACGAATCAGGAATATGAAATTGACTTTACTAAGGTTACTAAGATAAGCAACGTATACGGTGACACTATAAAGGTCAAAAAAGATAATCAGATTAAAGAATACACTACAGTGCCACCAGAGCAAGCGGGAATGTATAAAGGGCAAGACTGCTGCACTATCTCTGGTAATAAGCTGGTGTTTATCGATCCTATACGAAGTGACGACCCAGTACTTGGAGGTCAAATAACAATACCTGTATATTTACGTGCCCCACTGCTGACAAGTCCAAGTGATATGGTCCCAGTAGACAATCCAATGTGGCTGGTGGTGATGTGCGCGGCTGAATATGCTCGCAACGACATTCTTTTACAGAACCAATACGGTAATCTCATCAATGAAGCTAACCAGCTGATGGAAAAAATGATAGAGAATAATGCTAGTCAAGCTAGATATGCACCTCTAAGTATGATCCCAGGAGTGTCTGACATATGCTAAAACCCCCTAGCAATACTAAAGCACCAAAAATACAGCGGCTGTCGGTTGAGGATTGGACAAACGGCGTAGTCACTGCATTTGATGATGGTCGCTCACCGCTAAGAGGTCTAAGGTCATCTGAGAATATGATATTGGATCAGGACTCTGTCATTACCGTGCGACATGGTACTGCTAAATACGGTCCCCAGCCACTAGGAACAGTCT